ATATTTTCATGGTGTGCGTATTATGTGAAACGGAGGTATAATGCCAAGGGAGGACTAGCAACTAAAATTACAGGCATATTTGCTGCTGTTTGCTGTCCAACTTTAATTACTGGCACTAGCGCTTTCAGGGCAGTGCTTAATACAAGTGGCTGGATACTTACTCTCTTCATTAATGATTTTGCTTGTCATGTGACACATCAGATAATTTTTAGTGTGATAAGTCTCTCTCATGGTTTGGATATGTGGTACTTGCGAGACATGTCTCTTCTAGTATCATATGGGGATGACATGGTTAAGTCCGTGTCAGACGAATTTGTAGAACTGGTGGATCCTGAGCATTTTTCACATTTGATGAAAAAGCTTTTTGGTATGGTTATTACAGGAGTGGATAAGAAAGACTACGGTAAGTACGTGGGTTCCATTTCGGAAGTAGAGTTCATAGGCAGAACTTTTTCAAAGTCTAACGATATTTATATCGCACCCTTATTGGCTAAAAGTTACAATAAGATGATTTCATGGATAAGACACACACCAGCTCTTAATGAGCGTGAGTCTTATCAGGCAATCCTTAATACGATGTGCTATGAAGCAGTCCCGAAAGGGAAGAACTTTTACAACAAATTAATTAAACGTACACGCAAATTATGCGCTAAGTTTGATATTAAGCCTCTTTATCCAAATTATGCGAGTGCTCGATCCGTTTATTATGACAATTATGTTAATTGCCCAAGAATGGAAAGAGCTTTATGGTTAGCTTTGGCTGAAAGAGTCACACGTCGTGAGGGACGTAAAGCCTAAGTGGATGAAACCCCGTCTGCCTGTGGATGTATCACAGGATGCTGAGGTTAGTAGTTTAACACGACTACGGCTGGTACAGAAAATTAGTGTTGCTGATACTCAGAATTCAGTCGTAAATACCGCCCAGGTAACGTTAGATCAGGGCACAGCGTTGGGAGAACGCGCAGAAACTTCTTCCAAATCTGTGAATGAATTTTCTTCTGTAGCATACGTTGAGAGCGTTGCTGAAGAAACTCAACACACCAGGAGAATCGTTGAAATTATCAACCCTTTCCCTGACCAATTTCCACAGAATATAGCTGGCAGGAAGCGATCGCTTACGTCTGGTACGATAGCAGCTCCTCTGTCACTTACACCCACAGTGGTGTCTATAAAACTGTGGCAACAAATTAAGACCTTAGCGCCATTTGACGCTCTTATAGACTATTTTAAAGGTATACGTGCAGACATACACCTTAGTTTTGTTATACGAGCGGCAGCTGGTTCTTATGGTGCCTATATGCTTTCATATCAGTACGGTGTACCAGATGTTGGTATAAAGGCACTTTTTACCTCAGAGAGTTGGCTTGGAGACATAGCTACCAGTGAGGCAGTGGACTTGGTTATTCCGTATAGAAATACACATAATTTCTTATCCACTACCTCAGGTATAGCTGATGAGGACTATGTTAACTTTCATATTGCATATCTTGCTGGGTATGCATTGGATGGAGGAACCACTACCCTAGATTACGATATTTTCGTATCCTTGGAGAATGTGGATGGTGCGTTACCTACAGGAGGCGCAATTGCCAATCCTCAGTCGGGGGAGCAAGTAGAAGCACAATCCTACTTGGCGAAATCGGAAGCTGTAACACATACTGAAGGGATGTCTTCTATGGATACCATATTATACGCATCAGGTGTGGCTTCACTCTTAGCATCGGCTATGAGTAGTCATGAAGGTACACATGTTAATATGGAACCAATAGACATTAGTTCCTATGGTGACAGCTCTTACCCCGACTATCAGGCAGGAGACACCCCAGATATGAAGGGGGGTAAAAGCTCAGGAGTGCGGCAAGCGTACTTCGGAGACCTTTCCACAATTGGGCCTCAGAGTGCACAACCTTCTTTAGCAGAAGAGACTGTGCCTACCAAAGTGTTCAATCCAGCGTCTATGCGAATGAC